CTCAGCTCTCTTATAATAGTGTCTGACCATATGCCTAGGTCATGCTCTTCAACAGCACGCTTAAGATTGCCTATAATCATTGGTTTTGTGGAGACTGTAGTCCTAAATCCAGGTTTAGTGCCCTCATCTCTTAGTAAGTTAGCTGCTTTAGTCTGATAATAGAGATTTACATAGTTCATTTGCTTTAATCTATTCAATGTAGCTATGCCTAAGCTATTACTCTCCACAGCTAATAGTGCATTGTTAAAGTATCTCCCTAGATAAAACAAGATATCTCCAAATACAGAGGGATCTATGTAATTATCTCTGAATACTGCACAAACTTCCCTATCTTTATTCATCACTACTGCGGTAGAGTAGTCTTGACCTACCCCAAGTGCTACATCTGCACCTATTATGAATCTATCTTCAAATGAGGGTGGCTTCCATAGTTCTAGGTGTCCACCTTTATGATCTTCAAAGTAATTAGTCTCATAGTCAAAAGATCTAGTATAGTCTGGAGCACGAACATCGTACATATTGACTATTTCTTGATCAAAAACACTATTACCTGTGACTAGAAAGGCTTGTTCGGCAGATGCAGGGTATTCCTGTATAAACTTTCGTTCTCCACTTTCACCTATCTTTAGCCTTCTCCAGTATAGTTGGTCATCATCTAGTGAATAGTCTTCGACTAACTGGTCTTCTTCTTCTGTTCTCTCAAATCCCTCTGGAGCTTTCCTTCTGTACTCTGGAGTTATGTACCAAGGTAAGAATATAGGTACGTACTCATTCTCACCTAGCATAGCTCCTTGGAATAATCTAAAGAATTCTCCACTCGCACCGTTAGCAGTGCTTTCTAGAATTACTTCTGTTTCGTTCTCTTGACTAATTCCTTGGAAAAGCCCTGCAAGGATCTGTTCATCGAACTGCCAAAATGCCACTTCAGATAAGTGAGCAATCGTTGGTGTTGTACCTCGACCAGCTTCCTTAGCACCTGCTGTATACAGTCTATAACCACTCTTGTTATGTTCAAAGAGAATCTCCTTAGCGTTACTTTTTTGTAATGTTGGTGGGTCTTCCATGTTATCGATGATGTTCCTACTCATATTGAATAAGGCATCAGATGTAGCCGAGTCATGTGCCATAACGACAGATCTAGTGTAGGGTGTGAAAAATGACTTCCAAAACACTCTTGCTGCACAGTAAGTACTTATTCCTTGCTGCCTAGCTTTTAATACGATAGCTCTGACTTTTCCAGTCTTCTCTCGCTGAGCTTCTAGTTGTTTGTTTATCTCTACTTGAGCTGCGTTGAATGTGAATGGAACGAATCCTACACTCGCATTTTTAGTTATAATCCTTATCTGTTCTTTAGCGAATAGTTCAAAGTCTGCTTTGTATTCTGTTTTCTTCTTTCTTAAAAATAATTCTTTTGCTAATTCTAGCTTTCTTTTGTTGTCCATTTTAGTATCCCCCTATCCTCAATAGGATTTTCCTATAAGGTTGTTTTATAATTAAAGAATTACTAGAGGAAGCTGAAGGGGCTTCTTTCTTTATGTATAAAAAAGATGTAGGTATATATATGTACCCCATCTAGGTTACGTAGACCCCCCAATTACGAAAGGAAGTTCTATGACTAAATCAGAAATCGTACTACAGGCATTAGGTTATTCTATTGTCTTTGTTGCTTGTCTTGGTTGGATGGATATCGGTCAAGGCAGGGAATACACTTGGTGGAACATGATTGTGTACATCGCTAACTATAACTTATAAAGAAAGGAGAATCATTATGAGAAGATATATAGTACTCAAAGATGGAACTGTAAAGTTCTTAGACTAACAAAGCCGAAACATCCCTTTAACAAGGGGTGTCATCGTGGTGTGAGAGACTACGATCCGATGAGGCAATCTCATTTATTCTTTGAAAGGAATAACATATGACACAGTCAAACACAACTACAGTAATCCGTAATGTTAACTTTTACTATGCAAAGCTTGATAAGCCTGTATCTCCATTTGGTACAGATATCTTTGACTTACAAGTAAGGTTTCCTAAAGAGAGAATTCAGGAAATGTCTGCGTTTGGTAAGGTAAGAGAAGTAGAGGATGGTAACTTTGCTATCAACATTACTAGAAAGGCTATGAATGCTAAGAAGCAAAAGACACCTGTAAGAGTAGTCGATGGGGATAAGAATCCTATCAAAGACCTTATTGGTAATGGTTCTACTGGTAATATCATAGTGTATCAATATGACTGGGAAGTATCTGGTCGTACTGGTAGAAAGACTGTACTTATTGCGGTTCAAGTTACTGAACTAATTAAGTATGTACCACTAGAGTCTGTTGAGTTCGATGTTATTGAGACTCAAGCTAACGATAACACTCCTGTCTCAGCTGACTTCTAACTATCGAAACATCTCTCTTCGGAGAGGTGTCTGTATAAGCTGGTTACTTATGCACTGATGAGATAAACCACTTGAAAGGACTACCATGAAAATAACAACTGTAATAAACGTTAAGGTATTACACTCTCTTAACGATGAAGAGAAAATCGAAGCCTTCGCTAAAGTTAATAGCAAAGACCTCGAAACGTTAATACATTATGCACAAGTTGAATTACAAGAAAGACAACTCGTGGAAGAAGCCTATGAAGACAACCTTCTAGGTGAACAAACAGCAGAGGAGAGAAGAATATGGTTATAGGTCCACTCATTATGCCTAACACGGAGGAGTTCTCTGTGTGGGCTGAGGATGCACTTGCACACGGTGTAACACCTGAAGAAATGTCTGATGAATACAGAAAGCCATTCATCGATTACGTAATGAAACATCACCCTGAAGTTCCTCTTAGAGAACGTTGGGGCGGTGTCTATAACATATTCAACTAGGAGTTACACTTGGAAGTAATACTTTGTCTCGTTATACTATTAGTCGTACTCTTTTATGTCGAGAGTATATTCTTTAAATAACACTAGGAGTACATGCCGATGCTCGCTACGCTCGGTGGTAAAAGAGAGAAGGTCCATGTCGGAATTCACTCCTAAATCACCTTGCATGCACGCATAATTATCTTGAGTGCACGCATAATTATCTTGAGTGCACATAAAAGTAACTACCTGTAGGGTTAAAGTTACCCTTTTAAGTAACTTCTGGGGTAACTTTTACCCTACTTCTAGGTATTTACGAGGCACGGATACTGGCGGTGTACTTGTGGGTGTACTCGAAAGGGAACATAAATGACACTATTAATAACATTCTCAGTACTCATACAGATAACCTGTATAGTATACTTCATATACACATGGGCAAGGAGTTAACATGGAACAACAGAAGACCATCACTATAAAGCACGAGGGAGTAGCCCATGAGATAGAGCAATTCCTATGGGCATGGAAGCGTGAACTTGAAGTAGACGTTAATCTCTATTCTTTCAATCACCAAACAGAAATGCTAAGTGAACTCAAGCGTATACTCAAAGCTCACTACGGAACGACTTCATGGACACAACAAAGTGCCATTGAAGAACTAGTTAGAAAGGACTCGTTGTAGTCTATAACAATACCTTGAAAGGGAAACAACCTATGAGAATATTATACACAAGAACTGCACATCAAGAGGCTGAGAGAGAGATTGAGTTTAACCTCGATCCTTTCAATCAGGCTAAGTGGCTCATTAAAGATGATAAGCTAGACTTAGGCTCTATGGAAGAGCACTCTGACTTTGAGTACATAAGACTAGTCACCTTTGATAAGGCAGTTATAGAAGAACTCTGGGGTGCATCTCGGAATGATCTTATGAAGTACCTATCAGAGGTGAGAACTGAAAAGAGCAACCTGATACGCTCATATGAGACTGAAGTGACTCTCGAAGGACATCGTCAAAGCATACCAATACACCTCAAGTTACACTCTTATGTGTCGGTAACGCTATACGCTGAAGTGGAATGTTATGAGTACATAGATGAAGATGATTTCAAATTATATGACTCTGAACAGCATGAGGTGTCTATAATATAGAACACCCTTATAGGAGAATCCGATGGGGATTTTTCTTTACAATAACATTATAGGAGACGAGATGAAGACGTTAGAGAAAGGGATAGGTTGGACATTAGGATTAACATTATTTGTGTTAGTGGTGATGCCATTATGAGTGATGAACAACGAGAACTAATAAGAGATTGGAGACAATGGATAGGATACTGGATTGTGATCTTCGGAGTGTGGGGGACAAGTCTAGTGATAACTCTAACGTTCACTTAAGAGAGGGAACTATTATGAACGGGCTTGTATTAGCAACTATAATAACGATAACCGTGTGGGCTATTGGAATGTCTTTGTTGGGATTCCTATAAA